CACCTCGTGCTTCTGTCCATGCATTGTGAATCATAAGTAATCCATTTTCTGGCACAACTCTTTCTTGTCCTGCCATAAAAATTACAGATGCAGCACTACAAGCAAATCCATCTACAATTGTTTTTAGATGTCCTTTAAATTCAGATAATAAACTATAGATAGCAAGTCCTTCTGAAACAGAGCCACCATAAGAATTTATTCTTACAGTTAAATTTGGAGTGTCTACTGCGGCCAACGCATCTTTTAATGAAAAAGCATCAGTTGCATCTTCTCCTGTACCAAACCATGCATCAATCCAATCTTTTTTTCGGATATCACCATAGACATACAATTCGGTTTCAGATTCATTTACCTTTCTAAAATTTAAAAACTTATCCATTTTCTTCCGCACCTCCTTTCACTTTTGCATAGTTTTTAGTTATATAATGTTCATTTGCCCAATCTTCATCAATTTCAGGCAAAGTTAATAACTCATTTATTTCATTTCTACTAAATCCACTTGATGTTAACTTATCTATACCAGTTGCTGAATCTAATATATCTTTATGTTCGATTTTACTTCTGTTAAATCTTATATATTCACCTTTTAAGTAGTCTTCTTTTCCAACGAGTGATACATTAAATCCATCTTCTATTTCTTCAAAATATGGATCTACAGCAAATGTAATAAAATCTTCTGTAGCTGTTGATTTTTCAGTTTTAGTTCCATAAAAAATAGTTGATGGAATACACCATTTCCATGCAACTGCATCACAAATATTTTTAACAGCTTTTTCAAAATCTGTTAATTCTTTTTTGTCATCTTTATTAAGATTTATTAAGTCAAACATTTCAGATAATAAAACTACCGCTTCTTCATCGCTAAAAAGACCTTCAGTTATTTTAGCCTTATAGTCTGAATAGCTTATTGGCTTTTGTGTCTCCAAATCCATTAAAGAAGGTTGTCCACCTGGAAATTTCAATCTCCATTTTGGTGTATTAACTTTTAAATAACTTTTTTGCGCTGCATTCAATATCTTACTTGCATTACTCTTAAAACTTTCACTTGCAGTCATTAAATTTGAATTGTTTAGTGAATAATATATTGAATTGTTTTTGTTGTATTCTTTTGTTATAGGAAGTGTATTTCCTTCTTCGTCTACTAGTTTTATGTCACTAAATGTTTTTCCATAAAGAATATCATTTGTTGGTGTATAAGAATCAGCAACATACAATAAATTAGTATCTTTCTTTTTATTTATAATTACTAATGCTGTTTTATCTGTTAATAATTTTGTTGCTAATTTATATAAAAAAGTTGTTCCATTTTCGTTAAAATTTGGTTGTAAATTCAAGGTCCAATATAATCCGCCTTTGTTCTTCTTTACCTTTTTACTTTCTTTATCATATTCAAATGTTTGTATTTCGCATTTTGAAATAGTTTTTGCTATTAAATCAATAGCATGAGCTTCTGCTAAAGTGTAAATATAATCACTTGCATTTCCGTTATTTTTTATAAAATCTATAAAACTTATAAATTCGCCTTTTTCATTTTTAAATATTTTATCTAATATCATATTGTTTCACCTCCTAAACATAAATCACTTCTTCATCTAATAGTTCTTGTACACTCATAGCTGCAACAAAAGCCATAAATGGGTCGTTCTTTCTTAACTTTGGTTCTATTTTTTCATATTTTTTATTTCCGTCTTTGCCATCCTTAACTGACGTATTATTAATGGACCATCTCATAATTGCACTATCTCCTATGTTTATTTTTCCTTCAGCAAAGGCCACTTCTATTCGTGGTGCAACTATTGCTGCAATACTTGCTGGATACCTTATCATTCTAACTAAACCATAAGGATTATCCTTAGTTTCAATTGATAATCCCATTTCTTTAAAAATATTTTCAAGTAATTTATATCTATATGTATCTAACACAATCTTTTTTATATTATATTTTGTCATTTCATTTACTATCCACAAGATCATTTCTCTTGCATCTATTGAATCTTTATTTACTATTTCAAAATCTTCAAATCCATCTTGTCCAATATTATCGAATGGGAATTTTATATCTCCAAAAAATTTACTTTTTGAACATATCCAAGTTCTTTGTCTCCAGATATACTCTCCATCAATTTTAAATAAGAATCCTGCACTCGCAAAATCATTAAGTGATGCAAAGTCTATTCCTACAATTGTCTGTTTGCCTAATACGTCTCCTGTTTCTCTTGGTATTTCTTTTTCTACATTACTATATGATGCTCTTAAAATGTTTTGCCAGTCTGTCACTACCTGTTCTTCATCTTGTTGTGGCAAATTCATTCTCTTTGCAAAAAACTCAACTCTATATGATCTTTGTTTTTGCATTTTCAAGTAATCTCTAATAAGCTCATTCATTAGTATTGGCATATATCTTAAACTTGGATTTGCTTGACACCATATTGTTATATCTATATCAGCTTTATTTCCTGTTTCTAAAAACTTTTTCATAGGAATGTCAACACTTTCCAAATCATTTACCTTAAAAATAATTGGTAATAATCCTAAAAAGTTTTCTTCTCCATTTAATACTAAATTAGACATAGCAAGTTTTTCATCTAAAGGCCCATCTCTTACTGTTCCGTTTGTTGTTATAGTAACTGTTCTTGCATGTTTTATTTTTCCTAATCCAGAACTATAAACGTTTATTTGTTTATAATCTTCATAGGCATGAAGCTCATTAAAAATAATCATACCTGTTTGTTTACCATCTTTTGTTTTTGCATTTGCTGTGTTATATCTCAATATAGAATGAGTTATTTTATTAATTACCTCTGTTTTATTCCAATAAAAATATTTTTTCATTATAATTTTATTGGATTCCAACATATTGTAAACTACATTGAATGAATTTAATGCTTGTTCTTCTGACGTTGCTACAATGTCAATATGATAATTCTTCACTCCATAATAATGTGTTTGTAAAAAGTTAGCCAAAGGCATTATCATACCATCTTTTCCATTTCCTCTTGCCATTAAGATAAGAATATCTGGAAATATTACTATATCAGGATTGTTTTTGTCGTACATAAAGAATAATGCATAGGCAAATTTCTGATATGGAAATAATTTATAATACCATTTTTCACAATACTTAATCGCCTTATGGAAAGTTTCCTCATCAAAAAAAACATCATCTCTCGACAATGTTGGCTTTACTATATTTTTTATTAATAATTTTATTTCAGCATCTGTTTCATTTGGATTTTCTTCAACAAACTTTATATATTCATCTATTTCATGACAACAAATCATCTTCGTCATCACCTACTTTAGGTCCTTCATCTGGTTCTTTTAAATCTAGTTCTTGTAATATTTTTAACATTTGTGCATTAATATCTTTTAAGTTTTTAACACTTTCATTTGGTTTCTCTGTAGGGTAGCCATTACCTGTCATTGATTTATATCTCAATCCATTATCTCTTATATCCTGCTGCAAATCTTCTTTTAACCTAACAAAAAAGATATAGTCTTCAACCATATCTTCAAAATGCTTACCTAATTTGCTTTGATTTAATAATTGTGTTCTTAAATCTTCTCTTATGATTTCAATCTTTTCTTCAACTGCACTTTCTCTTTGTTTTTCTTCCTTAATTTTTTCATTTTGTTTTTTAGTTGCTTTATTTAAGTTATCTATATTATTTTCAATAATATCTAATTCTTTTTCTATCTTTTTTGTTTTATTTTTAGTTTTTTTTGTTGTTTTTTTACTAGCTGGCATTGTATCTACCCCCTTTCACGTGAGAAATTTAAAAAAGTTGAACAGTCTTGACCCTCACACCCGCTCCCCTTAAGGATTTTTTTGCTTGAGATTTTGACCGGGGTGTTCCGCTTCTATAATTCTTTATAAAAATCCTTTGCATATTCTCTGTCTAGTGTATGTTGACATTCATTTGTATTACAAAATCTTCTTTTGCACTTTGTATTCTTTGCTTTGTCACATACATATAATGTTTCTAACTTTCCACTTTCTCTTTCTAATATTAATGCTTTATATACAGCTTTAACATAATCTTGTTTTGGCATTATAATTTCTCCTTCATAAAATCTATTTATTATCCTGATGCATGTAGTCCTATGGTATTGGTGGACATGTACTTTCTGTTTGCTTATATGGTTTTATTTCTTTTTTCATAAGTACTCCATCTTCATACCATCTTGTTACTATACATTCCTCTACTTAGTCTATAGAACATGTTTCTAATAATTCTTCTTTGCTTTCTATCGTTCTATTACTTAGTTCTTTTATTATTCTATCTTTGTTCTCAATACTTCTTCTATATGATTTAATCTCCTCTGATAGAAACTCTATTATTTCTTTATCACTTAAACTATTCTTTCCTATATGTCTGCTAATTCTTTTTCTTGTTTCTTCATATATATTATCCATAACTATTATCCTTTCATCAATACTATTTCATCTATACTTAAACATAATAAACCATCTATCACTTCTATCTTGTATGTATGATCCAGATGACTTATTTGTTTTCCTTCTTTAAATGTACTATCAAACAATCCTAACTTCTCTAATATCATATTACATTCTTTTTGTGGTACATTAGATAATAACATTATTGTTTGTTGCATTAACTTTAATACTTTAGTTGTATGACTTAACTGTTCACTCATTGTCTTTCCATTTAAACAATTGAAGAACATCTTTAAAGATATAACTATATCTTCATCATCTAATAAATATGCTGCAGCTATTCCTTTATCAAAGTTTATTGTTCCTGCTTTTTCTTTATTGTCGCTCATATCTTCAACAACCGCTTCTATATTATTAAACTTGTATGCTTGTATTAAATGTTCTAATTTCATGTTTACCACCTTTCTTGTGTAATAAGTTTCTTTTTCTTTCTCCAGGTCCATCTATGTCTTTCTTCTATTATCTCGTGAGCTTCAAATGATAGACTTATCATGTTGTTTATATCTAATGCTAAATCCGGTCTTTCTTTTATTGGTATTATATGATGTACTGTATTAGCATCTACTATCTTTATTTTATTTGGGAAATGTTTTCCATCATTCCACTTGCCTAAAAAGAATTGACATTTGCCTTTATCTCTTGCAAGTACTTTTTCTCTTGCTATGTCAAAGTCTGTAGAATGATAAAATTTATCTGTATTTCCTTTTGCTATTTCCGCTTCCCAATTATAAGTTTTTCTTCGTTTTCTTCTTTTCTTTTCATTCATAATTCTAGCCTTTTAATATACATTTATTATTCATCCTATAAAAACATTTCACTTTATTATTATCAACTACCTCAAACATATTACAATTCTTACATTCATTTGGTAATTGTTTTTTTATTCTATTTAATTCTTCTTTTCTTATGTTCTTTTCTTGAATCTCTAACATAATCAAAGCTCCTTTACACTCATCTAAAATACATTCCTTGCATTTCTTATTTGAGTTTGGACATACTTCATTTGTTACTAAACATTCCATAGCATCACAGCCTCTGCTATTCTTTATACTTTACTTCATCATATTTATCTTGTATCTTTTTTATAATATCTTTAGGTGTGTCTTTATTTATTATCGCTATATAATGTCCTATGTCATCATAGTAAGTGTATATTATATAATTATCCATAAACTTACCTCTTTTCTTTCTATAACTCTATGTAATGATACAATAGACTTTGTGCACATGGAAATATGAATATTTATTATAGCTTCATCTAGAATATTGCCTCATAAAAACTCTTGCCATTTGTTTTTTCTTATATCACTACATACAATTATAGCTCATTACTCCTAGAACACGAATAAATCGTACCCGTTAAAACAGATTAACAAGCTATTGGCACATCTTTAAGGACTTGAACCTTAACTAATAGTTTTGGAGACTATTGTGCTACCAATTACACCAAAGACATATTTTATAGCTATTAACTAGGATAGCTTATCACCACTCTTGGTAGTCGGTAATCTTATATATTAACGTTGCCTAGTACTTTAATACCAAAAATAGAGCCATGCTATAAAGTAAATCTATAACACAGCTCCGCAAAAGGGCTTTTTTAACTAATTCATTTAAAGATTATTTAACAACCTTTTTTCTACTGATAATATTATACCATATCATTTTGACAATTTGAAGGACATTTAGTGGACATTTTACGGACATTTTGAGATTTTTACAATTTTAGCATTTTTTCAGTTGCAATTTCCACTATTCTTTTTATTTGTTTTTCACTTCTTGTCTGTGAAAATAATCTAAAATATAAATTATTTCCTATATCTTCGTAAGTTCTTCCATCTATGTAATAAGCACATAATAGTTCTTTTTCTCTGTATTTAAGAGCGATTAGCCTATCTTCTACACTTTCTACTTTTATTCTTAATTCTTTAACTTCTTTTTCTAACTTTTCAATTTTCTTTTTAGTCTTCTCTATTTCATCATCGTTTTTAACAACTTTATTTAATACTTTATTGCTTATATTATTCTTACTTTGTATATCCTGATTAATTCCAAAAGAACTTGTTACAGAAGTATAAGGATCATCAAAGTTTTTTAATTTTATTCTTGCGTTCTTCAACTCTTTTAGTTTAATATTCAATTTAGCTTTGTTTTCTTTATACTCTTTAAGTAATTTTATAAATTCTTCTTTTTCCATAAGTACCTCCTACTTAACAATTTCAATACTAACTATATCTTGTTTCATAAAACTTTTTCTTAAATTATATTTATCATATATTTGTATATATCTACCATAGTCCTTTATAAAAATTCCTTTTATCTTTTTATTTTTCCTAGTTGTTGTATTATAGTCTGCATCTCTATATGTTATTTCTATCTTTTCTTTCTCTTGTATCTCCAACTTTTCTCACCTCTCCATAGTTCTTTGTTTGAATCCAACTCTTAAAATGTGAACAGTTCTGAACAGTTACTGAACAGCTATTGACTAGTTCACAAAAATATTGTCTTGCACAATTCTTACAATTCATAAGTTTCCTCCACTAAATCTGTATATGCATCTAATAATTCATTATACTTTGTGCTTAACTCTTTATTTTGTTCTCTTAAACTTTCAATTATATAATTCATTTGTCCTATTCTTTTTTCCATTTTTTCTTCTTTATTAGCCATTTACTCTTTCTCCTTTCTTAACTTATTAACTGCTCTTACTAATTCGGTTACTTTATCTGCTATAGTATCTAATTTATACCAACCTCTACCATTTTCATCTACAACATCATATTTAAGTTCTTCTATCTCTTCTGTATTATCTTCTAATATTTCAACTTCATCGTTTAAGCATTGGATTAAATCTAAATTATATCCTTCATCACTTTGACAAGTTATAAATCCCATTTTTATATTAAAATTATATATTTGTTTCCAATGTTTTATTTTTAAATTTGCTACTTCTTCTCCGTTTGCTATTTTATTTAATAGTTCTATAATCTTTATCTTTTTATTCATCTTCTCCTCCTATCCAGCCGAAGCTCTTTTACTTTTTCGTTTATTGCTTGTAATTCTTGCATTTCTATTGCAGGTGTATTACAAGCATCATATCTTACTGCAACAGCTTTTTTATCTTTTAAAAATACAATTAATTCTATCTTTTCATTTTCATCATACTGATAATATCCGTCTTTACTATCTGATTTATATACTCCATAATATCCCAATTTTTCAAACATCTCATCTGCTTTACTCAATATTATCAGCTCCTTTCAAACATCACAAATCATTAATCCATCTAATCCTTCTATTTGTTCTGAAACATTATCAAATATTAATCTAAATCCACAAGAATTTTCATCCCATTGTATAAAACAGTAATCTCCTGTATATTCATCATATAATTGCATTTCTTCGTAAATGTCTCCGTAATTATTTGTTCCTATAAATTGAGCTATACTATCTTCTATTACTTCACAAGTTGAATATCTTCCGTTTTTATTAATATATTGAATAGAATATTTATACTCATATATAGGTTTATCTATTTCTTCTACTCCCATTTTAGTCTTCTTTACAATCAGATTTCCATATACCCATTTTCCTGTCAATTTGCTTTTACCTCTATATTTTATCTCTCTCATACTTCCTCCTAACTGCTGTATATTACAGCTAAACTTTTTCTACTAAATCAGCTTTAATTAAATCGTATAAAGTATTTAATACTACTTGTCCATTATTTCTAATTTGAATTTCTTTATCTTTCCACCATATTATTAAATATTCTTTATAGAATAGACCTTTTCTAAATTCTTTTTCCCATACTCTATCTCCACAATAATCTGACGGTTTAAAACCATAGGAAGTAAATAAATCAAAATCATCTATTCTTACATCATTTTTTATTTTTAACATCTTTAATCTCTCCTTTCACATTTTTCTAACCACTTTTTATATGTTTTATCACATTTTTGTTACTTTATAACCCTTTGTTTATTTACTTTATCTATTCCTACATAACAACCTGTATCTTCTTCATTTACATCTTTCCCTGGATATAAAATACATTTATGATTTATATTGTTCATACAATCTTTACACTTTACTAAATCTTCAAATATTTGCATTTTATTTTTTCTCCTTTACTTTATAACTTATAGATTCCATCATTTCTTTGGTAACAACCTCTTGTATATTTATAACTCTTAATTCAATTGGATAAGCATAATCATCATCTATTTCCATTATTCCTAACACATCAACATAATTTCCATTTTCATCTTCCGTGTAATCAATTGCCACTACTCTATCTCCATTTACAAAATCATCTTTTTGTATTAGGTCTTTTAGATTAGGAGAATGTTTGACTATCTTATTATCACTTTCATTATATCTTTTTATAATAAATTCAAATCCTTCTGTAATTTTCTTAATATCTCCTAGTTTAGTCCTTATATATTCTCCAACTTTTATTTCATTTTCCATAGATTAGTCCTCCTCTGCCTTTATAAATTTCTTATTACATAAACATATTACTTCATTCCAATTAAAAGGTTTACTGCATTTAGGACAAACAGGTAACATATCTTTTTGCCTCATCATATTTTCATATCTTTTTGCTTCTCTCAAATATGGTTTATAGCTCATAAGTTCCATTTTATATCTTTGTGCATTTTCAATACTATAATTTATATCTTCAATATGTGTTGCTATTTGAATTAAAGCTTCAAATGGTTCTACTACTGCCATACATTTTTTACAATATACTAAATGATTTTGTATATCTATTTCATAAGATGGCTTATTACATTTACAATTCTTTTCTCTTCTACGATTGATTATTAAAGTTTCTATATTTACGATTTTTTCATCTTTCATATATCTACTCCTTCTCTAAAACTTTATATTTTTCTAAATCTATATGTATTATTTCATTAAAACTAAAACTTTTATCAATATACAAAATTATACTATGAAAATTAGGTCTGTTTTGTTGTCCTTGTTCATCTATAAAATATATTCTTTTACTAGGGCTATAAATTTTATAATTAAAATTATATTCTTGTATTAGTTTATAAAATGTAACACTAAAAATTGCTGATTCTGGAAAAATAATTATTAAATCTTTATTTCTTTCTAAGCATCTTCTAATTACTTTATCTCTTAAACTAAATGGTGGATTAGTTACGCAAATATCATAATCATAATCTTTTTCCATAAAATCATCTATTTGATTAATACTACTTGAAAAAAACTTAGTAAATTCACTATTTTTTTCATCAAAAGGACATATTATTTTTTTATTTTTAGGTACTATAGTACTTATAAAATTCACTACTTCTTTTGGTGTGTACCATTCATCACTTTTTAAATTTTTTGTTAAATAATTTTTCTGATTTTTATAACTCATATATCTACTCCTTTTCTAAAAGTGATTCCATATCTATAATTGTATTTAATTTTCCTTGACTTGCTGTTATAAACTCATCTTTTACTTGTCTGTTTTTTATTTCTATTGTTTTTGCTTTTATTTTGTCTTCCCACTTCTTATTACATAATTCATGTGCATCGTTTGTTCCTTTTATATAAGCTTTTCTTTCTTTTTGTTCTGATTCTTTTTCACTCACATAACTATTTAATATACTTTTATGTACCCAATTTTCTTTCTTATGATTATTCGATTTTGTCATTTCTTCTAAATCTAAAGTTAATTCTTCTATTTCTTTTTCATAAGCTGTTAGTAGAGTTTCTATCCTTTTTACTCTTTCTTGCATATCATCACATAATCTATCATCAAAATTGTACATTACGTTATATACTGCTTTTATATCCTGCTTTATTTGTTCTAATTCTTCTATATTCATTTACTTACACCTCACATATTTTTACAATATATTCGCAAAATTTTTCTGGTATTTTACTTCTTTCTTTGCTATTTTTTAATCCCTGTGTTCCTGTCTTACTTCCTCTTGGTGCTTTTTCATGACAGCTATCTCCATTTTTACACATTGGCTTAAAATTAGGATTAGGATAATTAGTCCAAATATCTGTTGGTTTCATTCTGTTATCTCCATATTGACAATAGGTAATTGTATATCTAGGAATACCTTGCATGAAGTCCATTTTTCTTAATCCACCGTCTAGGATTTTCAATAAAATAATATTTTGGTCTTATTTCCTTAATTAAATCTAAAACGTGTTTGTTAGTCTTATCACAAAATTTAGCATAATCACTTACTGCATTAAGATTTCCTGTTTCTAAATTCTTTCTTCTGTGATGAGATATTCCTGCAATAGAATAAGTAGTACAATCTGGAGATGCCCATATAACATCTGGAACTCCACCACATAACTCAATAATTTTTTCAACTGTTAAATTGTTTATATCTTCATAAAGTGTAATATTTTCAAAATCTTTATTCCATTCTACACTATATGTTTCATGTCCTCTTTTTTCAAAAGCTTTACTTATAGATCTTGTTCCAGCAAATAATTCTAATACTTTCACTTAAACACCTCACAATTCAAATTCTTCATTGCAATCTTCTAAACCACAAATATAATGTATTCTATTTTCTAATCTTTTTATTTCTTTTTTGTAGCTTTTATTATGCTTTATTTCATCTATCTGTTTGTCCATTTCTTCTAGTATTCTTTGTCTATCATATCCTGATAAAATATCTACTTCTAATATAAACTTTTCTCTGTATGCTTCTGCTCCATTTAATATAAGCCTTCGTGCCATTTCTTCATAATCAATCTTTTGCATCCCTGCACCTCTCTTCAAAGTATTTTTTTACACAAATTCTGCAATCTTGAATACATTTATCTTTTCTTGTTTCATCTTCACAAAAATTTTTTAAATTTATTCTTGCATTGTACTCATATTCTTCTATCATTGCATCTATCATTCTATCTCTGTCCCCTAAAATAAGTAATAAATCTGCTATTCTATTATTAGCTTCATATAAATCTGCTTGAGTATTCTTTAACTCTTGTATTACTGCTTTTATATCTGCTATATGATTATCGCAAAATTCTTTAAAATCTCCGTCTTTTTCAAATAAATCATCATCTTGGCAATATTCTTCTAAATTTTTAATATGTTCATCTATTTTCATTTTTCTTTCCTTTCAAAATAATTTCTTACGCATTGTTTACATCTTCTATAATTGCAATTAAAACCTTTGTTTATTTTACAAATGGAAGGTACTTTCTTTGCGTATTTAGCTATATACAAAGTCATTGCTTGTATCATATCTTCTTTATGGTTTATAGTATCAATTAATTCATTATAAATTCTTATATATTCATCATGAACATCCTTATTTACCATTTTTCTTCTCCTTGTTTTCTTCTTTTGGTTTTATTTCTATAACTAATTTATTAGTTGATATCAATCCTGTAATAAATCCTAATAAAAATACTAAAAATAGCATCTTTAATCCTCCTCTATGATTATCGCTATCTTTCTTCCTTTTCTGTCTTTTCTTTTATTAGCTGGAGAGTTCCAAAAATATACTGTATCTCTTTTTACATTAAAATACTCTGCACACTCTTTAGCTGTTCCTTCAAATAAAAAATTCTCTCCTTTATATACTGCATATATAGTCATCATTCATACTTCCTTTATCTTTAAATTAAACTTATCCTCAAATACCTTTTTCTTAACTATATACTCTTTTGTTTTCATTCCTTTTACATCTATTATTTCTGTTGTACCATCATTGTTAAATACTATAAAATCTGCTTTATATTTCAAATTAGGTGCAAGTATAAATGTCGGTTGTATGCAAAATCCTCTTATTTCTCCTGCTCTTAATAATCTCTTATAATCTTCATATTGATTTGCTTCTTTTAAACTATCAAAACTATGTCCATCTATACTTGTTTTCTTTGCTCTATATTTACTATTACCTTTTTGTTGTAATTGTTTATATTCTTGTAAAGTTATATGTTCCATACTATTTCTTTCCTTTTATACTTTTTAAAACTTTTTTATGTAATCTTTTAATTGCTATATCCTTTTGACTATCTGTTAACATATCATGTACATATAAATAAAAAATGTAATATTCTAATTTATCTAATTCTTCAACATCTTCTACTTCAAAATCTTTTAATTGCTCTGATATTGTTTGAAAAGCATTATAATGTATTTCTATTTCCATCTATTTATCCTCCAAAATTTCATCTAACATATCTTCTATCCAACCAGTATCTTGACAATTATGTATTCCAAATTCATCTATTGGACTTTCATCATATATCTTTTGTATTCTTTCTTTTAAATTTTTTATTTTGTTTTTCCATTTTTCATTTACTTCATTGAGTTTACTTACATATTGTTCATAAGGAACATAATGTAATTCTACATATTCTTTAGCTATTACTTTGTTTTCCATATTTCCTCCTGTTTCCAATTTTCTTTTTCTGCATACTTGCAATTTTTATCACCTGTAAACGATATTTCTTCTACTCTACCGACATTTTAAGTAGCACGATTTACATGGTTCCTCTAATGGTTTATATTTCATTGTATTACCTTTCTTCAAACTTCTTTCCTCCACACCACATATAGTCGTCTGTTGGACAAAATTCATCATAAACAAAAGCAAAGTCATCATGCTCTTCGCAATACATATCTCCATGTTCTAAATACATACAATGCGTACAATTTTCACAAGTTTTTGCTATTTTGCTCATCTTTATTCCTCCTAAAACTTCAAATTTAAACTTTGTAAAAATTCTTTTGTTTGTTTTATTTGTTCTTTTAATTCTTTGACACTATTTTCTTCTTCACTTGATATATATTTTCTAGTTGTAAACGTCATATATCCGTTTAGAGCCATTTCTATTGTTGGATAATATCCAATATCCTTAAATATTTCTTTTCCGTAATTTTTGCTATTTTCATCTTGTACTATTGTCTTTTCTATTAATGTATAATTATTTGTATCTGCTTTTATATAAACTTTATCTGTTAATTTAATCATCTTTCTTCCTCCTAATAATTTATTGTAAATTTATCTAATATTTTTTTATATTTTTCTATAATATCTGCTTGTTCTTTTATAGTTCTATTATTTAATTCATTGCTTGTTTTTTCTCTCATAAGCTCTTCGTTTAAATAATAATATCTTTGCAATGCTTCCTCATAATTGAGATTTTTAGCTCTTTCTTCGGATAATTCTTCTTTTACAGTTTCTAATTCTTTTAATAACTTTTCTATTTTTTCTTTATATTCTTTTTGAGTCATCTTTCTTCTCCTTCCTTTGCTTTTTTATATTTATCCCAATTTACTACATTAGCTCCTACTATTCTCCAATCTGTATCTAGTCCATCTACATAAGTTACTTTGCATTCTTTGTATAAATTTCCTCTTGCTATTGGTATATCTGTGCCTTTTATACACTTGATTATTAAATAGCTTAAATAATGTTCTTTTATTGCATTATTAAGCACGTTTATTACTCCTGCTTTATTCTTTGCCACTACACATTGTCTGCCTTTTGTACTTATTAAATATACTTTAAAATAATTAGTCATTTACTACCTCCGCAAAGCTATATTTTATAAATCTTACAGGCTCTCCATATCTATTCTTCTTCTGCTCCCATTCTTTCTTGAATGAGTAACCATCTTTCTGTAATCCGTCAATTCTAGCTCCTAATTGCATTATTCCTAAATCAGCATACGCCTGCCAACTAGTTATAGAGCCATAATCATTTATGTATTTTAAAACTTTTTGTTTTTGATTCATTTGTACTCACTCTCCTTTATTTGCATATAAATAGCTTAAATCTCCATATTCTCTTTGTTCAAATACTTCTTTCGTTTTTTTGCTACTTGTATTGTATTTTTCCTCTAATATGGCTGTTGCCTTATCTATCCTCATTAAAAAATCAAAATCTGCTTTCCAACCTCTCTCATTTTTCCCTATAAGAAAATCAGTTGTATTTGCTTTTTCACATATTTCTTTAAATTGTTCTAATGTAAATTCTTTAGCAAAAGAATCTATACTCTTCTTTCTTTTATCAGTTATTTTCTGTATTTTAGAAAGATTTGTACAAATAGAGTTATAGACATCAACAATCTCTTTTCTCTTCTCTTCTTTTTCTTTTATATTATCTTCTTTTCTTTTAGGAGGTACTCCTCGACTAGTCCTCGTCGAGCCCTCGTCGAATAGTAGTCGAAATTCTTGATTATCTTTTTCAAATGCAGGTATTTTGCTTTCTGTAGGCTTGTCTATCTTTTGAAAAGTATTCCAACTTAAAAGACTATAATAATTGCTTTCGTTATAAGAGTAGAAAAGTATGGACATATTTCGGCTTATCTCTGATAAGGCTACTTCAACATCGGTACTTCTCATTTTCTCATTATAAGGAAATAGTGTAGACTTTAAATACATTGGATTTGCTCTTCCCCTACCTTCATCATCTGCAAGTGAAAATAATCCTATAAATACCACTTTTGCTAAATTAGATAATTTTCCAAAATCTTCACTTTGCCATATACTAGGGTCAATCATTCGTTTTCTTGCCATATTATCCCTCCCCTATTCTTTTCATTATGTAATTGTATGTATCTTCTGCACACTTAATAGGGTCATTATATATTTGTGTTCCACTAAATCTAAGAACTTCATATCCATTCATTTTTAAATCATATTCTCTTTCATTATCATGTTGTACTTGTTCTTTTGTTTTTTGATGAAATTCATATCCATCGCATTCTATTGCTAATTTAAATTTTGTGTTCTTTAACTTATCCTCAAAAATAAGGTGTGTTAAATAATCATCAGCTAAAAAAGCAAAATCTATATAATATTTTCTTTCATTACAAACTACCTCGTATTGTGGAAATAAATAGATGTCATTATATTGTTGTTCATTACAATACATCTCAAATGCTGTAATAAATATTTGTTCAATTGGACTTTTTATTATATCTGTTTCCCAAAAAAGCGGATATATATGTTCTTTTACTAAAGGCATCATTAACAATTGTTGAACTTTTTTAGGCGATTTTAAAAACATATCTAACCAATATTCTGTTTTATTATAATTAATTTTCATCTTTTTTCTCCTTTCGTGTAATCTACAAATAATTGATTCCATATCGTTCTCTAAATTCATCTTTTGTTTTTCCATAATGTTCTATCCATTTTTCTTCCGCAATCTTTTTCCATTTTCTATTTAATTCATTGTCAAAATGTATTCCTGTACAATTAAATTGGTTATGATGATAGTATTGACATAGTGGAATAACTAGTCCATCTTCTATGCTTAATTTTCTATTAGCTGTTCCAAAAAATACTTCATGTTTATTGATATTGGTTCTGCCACATTCTATACAATGTTCTAAATCATCAGTTATAATGCTATATCTTTTCATTTATTATCCCACCTCTCAAGAAGTGAATTGATTTCTGCAGGAGTTTTTGTTTCTATTCCTTGTATATGACATTCTTCAACAAGTCCATTTATTAAGATTGACATTTCTTTTGAGTCCATTTCTGAACTACCTTTATATACTTTGTAATGTTTAAATGTTTTTCCATTCAAATTAGATTCTCCTGCTTCTGCATAGTACTTTAAATAGTTTTTCATGTCTACATCTGCTACTACACTTATCATTTCACTTTGTCCATATTTCTGTAGTAATAAAAAGTGTAAATCTTCTTTATCCATCTTTAACGCATTACCTAATTCTGTTACTAATTGCCAATAATAATTATTAGCATTAAGACTTCTTTTTTCTTTGTATTCTTTTAATTCGAATTGTTTATCTTTTGCTTGTTCTAATAAGTAAGTTATAATTTTATTACTTGTACCTATCATTCTTTCACTCCATAACTATATCTAACTATATTTTTTGTATCTGCGATTTGAAGTTTAGATATTTCTCTGTTTTGGTTATATTCAATAAGTTTTACTTTAAATTTTGTTTTTGCTTTTACTTTTGCTTTTTTCGTTTTATCATCTAGATCATATTCTTCTGGGGTAAGTTCTATAAATATTGTAGGAGCTGTATATAACTCTCTACCTATTCCTACATTTGTTCCTGCTCTTTTAAAACTATCACTAGCTTGTCCTTTTTCTTTTTCTGTATTGCTTTCTGTTCCAACATCTTGCTTTCTTACCCAACATTTCTTTTCGTTATCCCAAATGTCAATGTTACAAAATAAGTTTCCATTTATAACTTCATGAGTTCTTTGCCAATTATTTCTTCCATATACTTCATCTAAAATATTCATATCTACCCTAGCATCTTTATATAATAAAAGCATAACTCCAACTTTATCTTTTCCTTGATATTTATATTGAATAACACTTTGTACTCTAGTTATTATTTCTTCTGCTTTTAAAGTTCTTATCTCATTTTCCACTATAATAGTCCTCCTTGTTATCAGTTCTATCTAAATAATCCATCATTATTCCTCCTTGCAAATATTGTCCATAACTTGCATATCGTGTAATGCTCTTGTTATTTTTTCTGACAAATAACCTTTATATGCCATGTTTCCCATTGTCTCTAATTGGATTGCCTTTATGCAATCTGATATATTGGCTAGACACATATTTACTGTTCTTTTCTCATCTTCATTCAAATATTTCATAAATTCCTCCTATTTCACTCTAAGACTTGTATTTTGTGTGTTCATTTTTACTCCTGCAATTATCTCTCCTGTAGCTTTAAAATTATCTGCTATTGCCTTTTTATCTATTTTTGTTGTAACTACTTCTTTTTTATATTCATTTGGTACTTCCTCTTCATTTACTATCTCCACCGATATTGGATTTTTTGCAATAGATAAAGTTCCCAAAGTTGTTTCTATTTTTGTAAAGCCATTTTTCTCCATACATTCTTTTACATACTCTTTAAAATTTACTAATCTATTTTCTAATGCCTTTCTTTGTTCTGAAATTCTTTTCTCCTCATTTTTCATTGCTTCTATAGTAAGTTCTAAATTCTTTGAATATCCAATTATATTTTGGCTTTTTTGTTGCAATAATAATGTCAATTCTTCTTTTATTTTTGCTTTATCTTGTTCCGTCATTTCTTCGCTTTCCATTAACTTAGGAAAAGCATTTGTTATTTGATATAAACTTAATTCCTGCATAATAGCTCCTCCTTCTCATCTTTTAAATTCTGTTGAGTTTCTTCAATCCAATTAAAAATATTTTTGATATCCTTATACTCATCTTCGAATAAATCATCTTTTCCATATAAAACTTGTAAATCTTCTAAATGTGATAAAATATCCTCTAAATAACTAATTTGTTGATTATAATCGCTGATTGTTTCAGCTTTTCCAATTTTTTTCATAATAACTCCTTTGACAAAAAACAAAATATTTGATATAATTTACTTAGTTATTTTATGTAAGTAAATTACAATGAGTTAGTTCGATTCGCAGTCTGCTAACTCTATTTTTTTGTCTTCTTCTATAATTTGTTTTTGGTATTTTATTTCTGCTACTGCTTTTGATATTACTAAATCAGGTCTATTGTAATTTTGTGTTGTTAATATCTCCTCCAATGTATCTAAAATATTTAAAAACTCATCTTGCATATCATCTATTGTTCCTATAAGTTTTAGATTTTCTCTACTAACCTCATAATTCTTTTTATTTAATTCGATTATCTTTTCTCCTTGTCTTGCTATTGTTTTTGCATTACTAAACATATTCTTTTCCTCCTCTTTCTATTTAATTGTTGTTATGCAATTACAAACGATGTAACTTAATGTATTTATTGATATCGCTAACATTCCTATATATCCTAATGCATATACTGTTAGTCTTCCTATTAATTCATAAATCTTATGTTTCTTCATAACTTTATCCTCCTAAAATTAATTTTTCTGCTAATGGTAGGTTTATTCTTATTCCTACATCAGTCCTTTTTGCCATATCTTTGTATTTTGGTTGTCGTATTAATACATAAATCTGGGATTTACTACAATCAAAATGTTCTGCACAATGTTTTATACTTACCCATTTTACTTTTGGCTTTTCTGAATCTTTTACCCATGGCATCTTTCTCATCTCCTTTCTTTGTTTTTTGAACAAATTGTTCTTTGGCAAGCCAAAAAAATATCTACTGGCTTAACTCCTAAAGGCTTTGCTAATTTTTTCTTAGCTTTATCACTAGGGTTTCTTCTACCATTTTCCATTTCAGAAATATACTTTATAGAAAATCCTGCCAATTTAGCTAATTGTTCTTGCGTTAGTTCTCTTTTTACTCTCAAATCTTTTAAAGTCATTTCGTCCTCCTTTCTTGAACATTTTGTTCGTTGTTGTTTGCATTATATACTTCATTTTGTTCGTTGTCAATATCTTTTTAAAAAGATTTTGAACAAATCGTTCTTTCGCTTGTGGCTGTAAGAAAGAAATTTTTAAAAACACTTTACAAAAAGAACTTTTTGTTCTATAATAGAAATCAAAGAGGTGGCTTATGAATAGGTTAAAAGAATTAAGAGTTGAAAGAGATGAATTACAAGAAAATATAGGAAAAATTATTGGTGTTTCTGGAAGAGCTATTGGTAATTATGAAACAGGAAAAAGAAAAATGAGTCCTGACAAAATTACTAAATTAGCTAAATACTTTAATGTTTCTATTGAGTACTTTTTAGGAGAATCTGACGTACGCAATCCAGAAGAACTAAAGAACATACAATTTGCTAATCACGGTGGACTTAACACAGAAGGACTTGGAGAAGAAGAATTAAAAGAATTACAAAGACAAATAGATTTTATTAAGAAGATGAAGAATAAAAAGGAGAAATAAATTGAAAACTTTTTTTAAAAAAATTTTAGACATTTGGTGCAATTGGTGGCTTTTAATTATTATCATTTTAGTTATTATATTTGGATTAATATATGAGAAATTTATAGAAGATAATTATTATGACAAACCTATTCCTTATAATAGTCTTACTGAAAGCGAAAAAAAAGACTCTAAAATTGAGACTTTAGAAGAAGAAAACACAAAGTTACAGGAAGATTTAAGTCATACACAAGCACAATTAGAAGAATTACAAAATGAATACGAAGATGCAAAATCCTTGATAAAAATCTTACAAGACCAATTAGAAAAACATGGAATAGAACCTGAAGAATTATAAAATTGTAGGAGAGTAAAATGAATTTAGTAAACTTTGAAGAACTTGCCGAACGTGAAAAAATAGATATATTTCACGATAATATAATGAAACAAAAAGCAAAGATAATTAAATATGATGGCACTTCTATTCTTCTGAATAATAAAAAGATACATTCAGAAGCAGAAAGAAAATGTTTACTTGCTGAAGAATTAGGTCATTACTACTATGATGCTTATTATACTCTTAATTCCGACCAAGCATTTATAGACAAACAAGAGTACAGAGCAAAGAAATGGAAATGTTTAACCTGCGTGTCACGACAATCGATTTTAGATTGTTTTAAACGTGGAATAACAAACTTATATGACATTGCAACAGAACTACAAGTAGAACCAAATATGATACAATTTGCTTATGATTATTATAAAAGAAATGCTTAAATTAGGTGATAAAATATGAAGAAAAGAAATAATTCTATAAGTTTTTTTATATGGCTTGTAATTATTATAGGAATGTTATTTATAATTAAAGCTGATAATGATAAAAATAATACAAATGAACAGAACCAACAACAATCATACAGCTATGTTTTAAACAAGAATACAAAAAAATTTCATCATACATGGTGTTCTAGTGTAAAACAAATGAAAAAATCAAATGCTAGAAATTTTACAGGAACAAGAGATGAGTTAATAAAAATGGGATATGTTCCTTGCAAAAGATGCAAACCATAACACAAAAGATACAATGCTCTAATGAGCATTTAATTTTTAACGCAATAATCGAACGGAGGTTTTATATGCAAAAATATAAAGGTATGACTTACACCATCAGAAAAGATGGTAGGTTAATGAAGAAAAAGCAATTTAATGGTAAAACCTACTATCTTTATTCAGATACAGAGAAGGATCTATACAATCAATATGTAGAGTTAAGTTATAAATTAAATAATAATACATATATACAAAAATCAGATACCCTATTTAAAGATTATGCTGAAGAATGGTTTGAACTCAATATGTCTAGTCGTGAAATTGCTACTCAACAGTCTGTAAAGAATCGAATTAAACATATAAACGAATATATAGGCTATATGAAGTTGTCTGAAATAAAACCTAATCATATTCAAAGAATAGTAACTGAAATGGAAAAACAAGGACTAAAGGATGTAACTAATCGTACTTTAATGGATTGCAAACGAATACTTGAAAATGCAGTAAATAATGATATTATAGAAAAAAATCCTGCTAGAGGAATAAATAAGATTAAATATACAAAAGGAGAAAGAAAAACTCTTTCATTAGAAGAAGATGAAAAAGTTCTATCCTTTGCTCCCTCTCATAAATACGGTCTCTTTATTCTAGTTTCTCGTTATTGTGGATTAAGACCAGAAGAAACTGTTGCTCTTACAACTAAAGATATAAATTTATCCAAAAAACAAATTACAATTAATAAAGCTGTTTCTCTAGCAAACAATCAGCCTATTTTAAAACCTACAAAGACTTTAAAGAACAGAATAGTCCCTATCCCCGACTTAATTATTAATCCTCTTAAAGAAAGACTAGCATATTGTAACGAGAATGGCTTACAATACGTTTTTACAAAAGAAAAGGATAATTCTTCAATGCTAACAAAAAGTGCTTTAAAAAGACATCTAAGCACATTTCTGAAGGACTTAAATAAAAATACAGATAAAGAAATCAAATTCAACTATTATCAATTAAGACACTCTTATTGTACTATGCTCTACTATGCTGATATTGGCATAAAAGAAGCCCAAAGATTAATGGGACATTCTTCTGCTAAAATGGTTTATGATGTATACACACACTTGGATTCTGAAAGAGAAAATTCAATCAATTCTATTAACGATTATTTAAAAAGTGTTGTCAAATAAGTTGTCATTTTCAAAAGCACTATCTACAATTATTGATATATAAAGCATCTTGACTTTTCGATTTCTTTATTGGTAAGGCGGAGGTCACGGGTTCGATTCCCGTTGTAGGCTCCAGGCTAAATACATTGATTTCTAGTATTTCAGTGTATTTTTTGTTTTTATTTTGTACTTTCAATATTTTGTATTTTTTATATATTTTATAATAAAAACGTTGTCAAAAGTGTTGTCAAAATTTATTCTTAAATCTAATCTCTGTTCTATACCAAATATT